CATGACACCATTGGAAATTATTAGAGGAGTCGCCCAAGCCGCGGCCAACGCATATGACGGCGCCCTCGGTCACGACGGGAAACCTATTGAGCTTGGTCTTTCCCGAGAGGAAGGCCACCTTGTTAACGACACAAGATTGATTGATGGTTTCAAGGTACGTTTTAGCGGCGATATATTAAAAATAAGCTATCAAAGTGACGTTACTCTAAGAGACGTGTATTCCAACGGTTTTGAGTCCGAGGTTCTGCAAACAATCGGAAAGGCAGCCAAGTTCATTAAAGAAGAGTTCAAAAGACTCACCGGCAAGAAACTCTCTTTGACAAAGACAGATAATCACGACGTTTTAGTTCAGGAAACTTCTCGTATTCGTTGCTTTGTAACGGCCACTTGTGACTACAAGATCGGCGGTTTAGGCGACGTCGAGGCGATCGAGCAAGGCAGTGAAGATACTGTTGACGACGCTATTAAAAAGTGGCTAGGGACAAATGGCAATCTCAAGCGGGCCACCGGAACTGGTATGCTTGGGAACACTAAGTATTCAGGCACGAAGAAAGCTCAAAACGCTAAAAACGATTAAGGGGCTATGATTTAAGATAGAATTGTAATGCATGAGCTATCAACTAAACAAAAAGCAAATGGTCAAGGAAATTGTCCGCTGCGGTAAAGACCCCAACTATTTCATCAATTCATTCATAACAATCGCCCACCCAATAAAAGGGACAATACCTTTTAAAACTTTCAGTTATCAAACTGGTCTCTTGGAATCGTACCAAGATTACCGTTTCAATATCATTTTAAAAGCACGCCAAATTGGCATTTCTGAAATTACGGCAGCATATGTCGTTTGGATGATGCTTTTTCATAAAGATAAAAACATCCTTGTCATGGCGACCAAGTTCGCTACTGCAGCCAACCTTGTTAAGAAGGTGAAGAGGATGATCAAGAGCCTTCCGGAATGGGTGCAAATAGCATCCATTTCTGTTGACAATCGCACATCTTTCGAACTCTCAAATGGTTCGCAAATTAAAGCATCTTCTACAAGCGCTGATGCCGGCCGTTCAGAAGCTCTGTCGTTGCTAGTAATCGACGAGGCCGCGCATGTTGAAAACTTAGCGGAGATTTGGACTGCACTTTATCCCACTCTGTCTACCGGCGGCCGCTGTATCGCACTGTCTACGCCCAATGGGGTAGGAAACTGGTTTCATAAGAACTTTGTTGCTGCCGAACAACAGGACAATGACTTTTTTCCAACAACGCTGCCGTGGGAGGTCCACCCTGAGCGCGATGAAGAGTGGTTTGTTAAAGAGACGAAGAACATGTCTCGGAGGCAAATTGCACAAGAGTTGGAATGCGAGTTTAATAGTTCTGGCGAAACAGTCATCCACCCAGATGATTTGAAATTTATTGAAAGCAACTTACAAGAACCAAAACATAAAACAGGATTCGATCGAAATTTGTGGATTTGGGAAGAATACAGTCCGGAATTTACTTATCTCCTAGCCGCTGACGTTGCTCGCGGGGATGGCAAAGATAGTTCAACTTTTCACATTTTTAAGCTCGAAACAATGGAGCAGGTTGCCGAATATCAAGGTAAAATAAAACCAGATTTGTTTGCAAATCTTTTGGCTACGACGGGTAAGGAATACGGAGGGTGTTTAGCCGCTGTTGAAAATGCCGGCGTCGGCCACGAGGTGCTAAGTAAACTGGTTGAACACGAGTATCCAGAGATCTATTTCTCTATCAAGTCCACACACGAATATGTTGATCAACTTATGGCAGAGACCATAAACAGTGCAGTTCCAGGGTTCACAACTTCAAAAAATACACGCCCCCTCATCGTCGCGAAGATGGAAGAATATATAAGAAACAAACTAATTAATATCAAGTCTGTTAGGCTGTATAACGAGTTGAAAACTTTTATTTGGCACAATGGTCGACCACAAGCCATGCGTTCTTACAACGATGACTTGGTTATGGCTATGGCCGCAAATTGCTGGATAAAAGATACTGCTTTAAATATTAACCAAAGAGATGTAGAATATAAGAGAGCGTTTTTAGAGTTTGGCGGAATGATGAGATCAGACCTCGTCCTGGACACAACGATACCTGGGATGGATGGTTACGATCCCAGAAAAGATAACGAAAAGAGACTGAAGATAAAGCAACAACAAGAACTTTCGTGGTTGTATAAAGGATAAAAATGGCTGAAGGAAAAAACAATAGAAATAAAGACTCTGCGCTCTTTCGTAGATTAACCAGGCTATTTTCGGGGCCCATTGTCAATTATCGGGCCCAACTTCCCCGCCGCGAAAGAAGAAGGCAATTAGATAAGTACGCAAGAGACTTCACTTCGGCAAGCGGCCAACAATTCAAAAAGGTTGAATACAATCCTTATTCTGGAATGTCCCCCAATGTTATGGCGTCCCAGGATCGGGCCCGCCGCTACGTTGATTTTGATCAGATGGAGTTCATGCCAGAGCTAGCTTCAGCGTTGGATATTTACGCCGATGAGATGACAACTTCCAACCATTTTAATAAATTGATATCTCTCACATGCCCAAACGAAGAAATAAAAAATGTTCTGAACTCTCTTTATTACAACGTCCTCAATGTTGAATTTAATCTATTTGGTTGGTGCCGCACAATGTGTAAATATGGAGATTTTTTCCTATACTTAGATATTGATGAGAAGGTCGGCATCACAAATGCAATTGGGCTACCCAACGGAGAAGTTGAGCGCCTTGAGGGCTTGGACGAGAATAATCCAAACTACGTGCAGTTCCAGTGGAACTCTGCTGGTATGACCCTGGAGAACTGGCAAATAGGGCATTTTAGGATTCTTGGGAATGACAAGTACGTACCCTATGGCACATCTGTGCTGGATCCGGCGCGCCGTATTCATCGCCAATTAATTTTGCTGGAAGACGCCATGATGGCATACCGAATCGTGCGCTCTCCCGAACGCCGAGTTTTCTATATCGATGTTGGTAACGTCCCCGCCCCAGAGATGGAGCAATACATGCAGAAAATTATGACTCAAATGAAAAGGAACCAAATTGTGGATCCCGACACTGGTCGAGTCGATCTCCGATATAACCCTATGAGCATTGAGGAGGACTATTATATCCCTGTCCGCGGCGGCCAGTCATCGAAGATTGAGACCTTGGCTGGCGGAAAATACACTGATGACATCGAAGATGTGAAATATCTTCGTGATAAAATGTTTTCTGCGATCAAAATTCCGGCTTCTTACCTTTCTAGCGAATCTTCCGAAGAAGACAAGACAACTTTGGCCCAAAAAGATATCCGCTTTGCGAGAACGATTCAAAGACTCCAGCGCGCCGTCGTCACCGAATTGGAAAAGATCGGTATTATCCAACTGTATACACTTGGTTATCGAGGCGATGATTTGGTTTCTTTCAAGATCGCCCTCAACAATCCATCGAAATTGGCCGAATTACAAGAAATGGAAACTTTGAAGTCGCGCTTCGACGTAGCGTCGCAGGCTGTTGATGGGTATTTCAGCCGCCGCTGGATTGCCAACAACGTATTTGGTATTTCAGATGAAGAATTCTACAAGAATCAAATTGAGATGTTTTATGACAGAAAACACGATGCTCAATTGGAGGCCGCCGTTGAGGCTACCGTCGAGGACGACATGGGAGGCGGTGGAGGGGGTGACCTCGGCGGCGAGTTGGGAGGCGACCTGGGCGGCGAAGGCGGCGACATGGATCTTGGCGGGGAAGAGGGGCTTGAAGAACTTCCGGATGCTGATACCGCTGCCGGCGGCGACGAGGCCTCCGCTGACGATTCCGCTCTATTGGCTGCTCCCGCGAAGCGTGACGTTAAGAATGTTTATGGCGCCGTCACCCACACAACAACGCCCGCTGCCAAGGGCAGTTTGACCCCGAAAGCGAAGTATGACAAGAGAAAGTCCACGGGCCCTCGCCGGCGCTCGATGGCTGCAAAGACAAATAATGAAAAAAGAGGAAGGTCTAAACGGGCAAAGTTCCCCGGTTCGCAGTTAATGTCGTTAGGATATGGCATTAACGAGAACAAGGCCACTAATTATAATGGAGAGGAGAAAAAGCTTTTTGACTCCCATAAAGAGATTAAAGACTTAATAGCAGGAATGGAGACAATAAAAGATGAGACAAAAACATAATAAGAAAAGAAATACCGCTTTTCTTTACGAAGCTCTGAATAGAGAGTTGACTATTTCTATTTTGGAAAAAAATGCTGAGCGCCGCAACACTGCATTATCAATTTTAAAAGAATTCTTCAAGAAAGATTCTATATTGGCAAAAGAGCTTAGCTTATATCAGAATATGATTGATGTTGAAGATATGTCACCCCCGACTGCAAATAAATTGATACAAGAAACTCGATTTCTGCATGCGACTCTCGATGAGAAGAGAGTTTTTAATCAACAAACAAAGTTAATCAACACGATAAACAAGAAGTTATCTAAAGATGTTTTTTCCTATTTTGTTCCGAACTATAAGAGCCTGGCGACAGTCTATCAGATTTTCAACGCCCCTGTTGGTTCTAAAGAACGAGTTCTTTTAGAAGAGAACCTGATAAACTCTATGATAAAAGAGGAGATTCCCCAAGAGGAGGCCTCCCCACCGGTCGATAACCTTGTTTACAAGACTTTTGTTGAGAAGTTCAACGAACAATATAATGGGAAATTGGCGCAAGAGCAGAAGACGTTACTCGAAAAATACATTTTTTCCTTTGCCGACGGCGGCCTGGAATTTAAGATCTTCTTAAATGAGGAGGTTTCGAGACTCAAGGGTGAGTTGGTCGGCGCAAAAAAGACCAAAGAACTAATCGAAGATTCTGAAATGTCAGAAAAAGCCGAGAGAGTCCTTCAGATGTTGGAAGAATACAAGACTAAAGATTTTACCGACTCGAAGGACTTGATTGGAGTTCTCAGAGTTCAAGAGCTTGTGCGGGAGATAAATGATTAATGGCAATAAATATGCAAGTTGGCTCGCCTTCTGTAGATGATTTTGCAGTTGCTCCTGAAGCCGCCCCTGTCGTAAAAAAGAAGCCACAGGCAACAATTGAACTGAAGATGAGAAAGACGCTTGACGGCGACTTCATCATATATGATCACGAAGACGTGGATATTGTGGTTTCTTCTAAAAATCTCAAGGTCACAACCTTTCCAAAACCCGATTCGGACGAAGGCTGTTACCACTCTCAAATGAGGATGTTCGAGTTTCTTCAAAAGAGAGGCACCATTGACAGAGACACGATCCAGGCTGGCAGCGTGTACAACGCGATTGAGGGCAAGATCATAGAGTCAACAACAGAGGGAGTTAACTCTACACAAGTTGTTCTATTAACAATCTCCGAATTTCTGGAAGTGGAGCGTCCATTCTTTGCCAGGAAAGAAGACTTCGAGGAAATGGAGGTTGACAAATTGACCGAACCAACAGATGAAGATTCCACAGCCCTCGGCGAGGTTCCTCATGCCGAGGAGAAGGGTAGCATGCGCCCCGGGTTGTATTATCACCCGTTCTTGAACACATACAATTATTTTTATTAGGAATAGGTGTGGATTTAATATATTTTATACTTTGCGCTTACGGCCTCACGAGCATTTTAACTTTTTCAAAAATACTCAATCCAATCCGCCCAAATCACTATTTTTTTAAGTGCCCGCAGTGCGTGGGATTTTGGGTTGGAGCATTTCTTTTTAGCATAAACGGATATACAGAACTATTTACTTTCGAGCATAATATCAGCAATTTACTGCTATTGAGTTGCCTGGGTTCTGGCACTTCATACGTCCTAGCGATGCTGGTTGACGATTGCGGTTTTAAGTTGCGATTGACCGGAGATAAAGATGACTCGTAAATGGAGATTACAACCAGTTCGCAGATGTTGCCAGGGCTCGAAACCCGCGCAGGTAGCGCCTGCTGACGATTGAGAAACAACGTATGAATAAAAAGTTGGTACTTAGAGAATATTATGCCTTATGCGAAGGCGGCGTTTGCCAAGACCTCTTGACCGAAGATGAAAAACGTTTCGTCAAAGACGGCGGAATGATTCTTTCGGGAAAACTACAAGAAGCCGATTGCAAAAACGGCAATGGAAGAATCTACTCGGAAGAGATATTAAAAAGAGAAGTCCAAAATTATCAAAAAATTGTCAAAGAACAACGCGCCGTAGGCGAGTTGGATCATCCCGAGAGTTCGGTGGTGAGCCTAGAGAGAGTCTCCCACCGTGTAACTGATATTTGGATGGAAGGCCCTGCCGTTATGGGAAAACTTAAAGTGATGGATACGCCGTCGGGCAAGACTCT